TCTTTAGCCTTAATCCGGAATTCCAGACCTTCCATTTTGCCGCCTGCGCGCTCAACAATGGATTGGATCTTTCTCGTAATTTTAGGCTCTGCCTTTACAACTTTATTATAACACGTTTCAACCCCAGTATCTATTTGATTGCCTGGTGCATCAGGAAATTTTTCAGGCTTAATTCGGGGTTTGACCGTCTCAATCCCTTCCCACAGCCGAAGATGATTTTGCCAAGGATCACCCTGCTGCCATGCTTTAAATCCTTGTTCACCAAGCAGCTGGAGTTGCTTTTCGCGCGGTAATGATTCTAAAAAATCATCTAACGCTTTCGGATTAAACTTTGCCTTATTGAGTATCTGATCCTCTTTGTCAGGGTCGCTATCAATCTCGCCAATATATACTGGTTCGATCGGACACATACAATGAGGATGCGCCGGTCGGCGCGGATATTTCCCTTTAGGGTACACACCAGGCCCAAGGCCAAACATATCGACAGTGGCATATACATCACATATGTCGTAGCGTAAGTGACGGCTATTAAGTACCCACCGAAAGGCAATGACATCGGAATCATCAAGGTGTTTTGCAAAAAAACACTCTCCCCATGCAGCAGACATTTCGGTTCGCGCTATCCGGTCAGCTATGTACCTTGATTTTTCTTCAACAGCAGCTTTAATAGCTCTATCAATTGCTTGTTGGTTTGACTTTACTGTCGCGTCAAGCAAATCCGCATAGGCCGCCTTTAAAGCCTTCGTGGGCGCACCATTAGAGGCTAGTTTGTTGATTTGCTTTTCGGCTTGCTTGACAGCAACTCGGTATTTATCCATGGCATCCTGATCGCCAGCGAGTACCTTCCGAGATTGATCAACCAATCTTTTTAAGTACCCTGGCAGGTCATTCGAAGCTGTTTTGTGCCCATATCCATAACCGTCATATAAATCTCTTGCCGTTTGAGTCCAGGCTTTGCCGAGGCGCATGGATGCACTTAACGAATCAATTATGATTTGCCGCATCTCAGGACGCGCCCCGTGAAGCCGTTGTGACAAATTCATTTTGTCTGGCGCCCAAGCTTCGTGCAGAAGTATCTTCCGCAGTAGTACGTCATTAGCCTGTGACTGGTTGATCCCTTGAAGGGCAGCACTGGTGACCGCTGCTACCAGAGCAGATTCATGACTGGTGAAGAATGCAGTTTCCTTCAAGGCTTGAGAAACTGCAGCGTTTGCCGTTTTGCCCTCATCAATGTATTTTTTGATCAGTTCGATGACTTCAGCAGACAGCTCTCCATATTTGCGCTGATATTCAGCCAGCAAGATATACAGATCATCATTACGCTGCGACATTGCCATCTACATCCAGATTCGATGTTTTTTGAATAACAGTAGTCTGAGCGTCGACTATTTCCTTCGCCCTGTCCTCATTCAGCCCGAAGAATGCCTGCAGCATAACAATTGCCGCTGCGGGGGCTATCCGGCCTGCTGCTACATCAACCAATACATCTACTGCGGATGATACCTGAGCACCATTGAAGTTATAGGTTTCATCCTGTGCACGGGCTTCGATATCTTCAATTACGTCATCAAACTCATCTTCCGGCAGGTCATTAAGGTAAGCATCCACCGCTTTCTTTTTGACCGCTTTGTTAAAGGCACCACCGATATTAAGATCCAATGCCTTACCAACTTTATCAAGTTCTGCTGCCACATCTACAATGCCAAAATCGTCACTGTATTTGACATCATAATTAACCTTTGAGTTTGTCCATAATTCGAATAGAACTGCAATCTCTCTCTCGGCCTGCTCACAGTTATTGGCGAAGTCGGCCAATGTTCGATTTGTTGTTTCGAAGTCCCAGGCTTTAGCTACACCGGAAGTTTTCGCCTGAACACCGGTGACAAAACTTAATTCAGCCATTCGATATATTTCGGCGATTAGGTCCTTTCGCTCTTCCCTTAGTTGTTCCAACGGAGAAGAATCAGGCGTCGCATATTCTGGCTTATTAGCTAGCGTCCCGTCATATCCCATAGCATTTTCAGTGCCAGTGACTATTCCTTTGATATCTTCCTGGTCCTGATTTGCACCCATAGGGTAAGTAAAAATGCTAAATGACTGATTACGAATAAGCTCATCGATCTCAGAGCAAAGGTTAAAAATTCTTTTATTAACTCTCGCCATATTATAAAACTCACTCTGAGGTTTCATATCGCCGGGATCACGATCTTTGCCGAAAAGAGGTACAACCGGCACTCGTTTAAGCGCGTGGCTCGCCGTTTTTTCTACCCCATCAGCCCCTATACACTTCCAATCCGTTTCAGTCCAAGTCCATGTCTCAGTTTTTTTGCTATCACTGCCGGAGTTTTCAGTTGCCACAGTGTAGGTAATACTGATTAATTTCCCGGCCTTGTTAACTTGATAATTGGTAACTTGATTGGGTTTAACAATATATGCATAGGGATAGGTACGACTCTTTAATACAGCAGCCATGCTTCCTGGCTGTTCGGCAGCGTTATCGACAACAATAAAGGCCACAGCCTGCAGCTTCGCAATTCGGGCAGCACTTTTCATGAATTTTGGTAGTGGTGTCCCGGTCGTCGTAACATCTTTGTAAAAGCCGGAAAATAAATCATTGTCTTTCCGTCGCCGGCGCCGTTTACTGCTTGTTTCAGTCCCCCAATCCCGAGCCGCTTCTACCCTAAAAATAGGATCGACATGCGAGTTTACCACTGGAGCGACATAGTTTAAGTAATAACTAAGTTCTTTCCGCTTCATAAACTTGTCTGCGGGCTCTCGGGGATGCTTTACAAGGTAATCTCCTTTTTTAAAACCGCCTTCCCCATGGTAAGCATCATTGAGGAATTTATAGTCATCAATATCAAAAAAGTTAATGATATCCAACATCTCACCTCCCTTAAACCTGCATGGAAAATCCTTTGCCGCGAGGTTCCCATAATGCCAAAACTAAAGCGTCGGCCCGGTCCGGAGACTTTAGCCCACGCTTCTTCATGTCTTCTTTTCTTTCAAGTTCAATTTCACCGTCTGAATTAACCCGGTATTTCCGGTTACTGATCTGACTAATTTGCTGATCGTCATACCATAGCACAATGATATTATGTCTCAGTCCCTCACGAAGTGTCCCCCACATAAGGCCGGTACTATTGGCAAAACTGACAGGATCTTCGGTTTTGAGTCGGCCACCTTTGCCGCCGAAGTGACCTTCATACACCCTGACATGCTTCCAGCGACGTTGGTCAATAATTTCCTTCAACCGGTCATGAACACCAACCCCTAGGCCGTCACAGTCGATTTTGACCTTTGTCGGTCGGTTGCCATACTTTTCGTTGTAGCGTTCAATCATTTGAACGCTACGGCCAGTAAGTTCCATGGTGTCATTATGATTGTAAATCTCAGGTTTCTGCTGGTACTTCTTATCAAAGACCGGGCAAATTACGGACTCATCATCGCCATAGCGGGCAACGTCAATACCAATGTCGATGAGCTTTGGATAAATTATCGTCGGTACCTTGAAACTATTACGCTCTACCCAGTCAAGCGGTACAAAGCTATCCGGCATAGCTTTTGGAAACTCACCGGCAACACGAACCCGAAATACATCACTATCTTCGCCATACATATCGATAATCATCTGAACGAATTGTTTTGATACGCGCTGCGATTTTCGTCCATCAACATGGAAGACATTGTACATTCCACGGTTCTTGTTGTGGCTGTCGAAAAACCAGCCTGCTAACTGTGTTGGGTTTCCACAGGCCAGCAATCCTGCACCTTCGGTAGATAGTGCGCCTAATACCGGTTCAAAAATCTTATCTGATACACCAGATGCTTCATCAAGCACATAAAACACGTGATCGGCATGGAAACCTTGAAGTGCGTCCGCCTTGACAGCTGTCCGCGGTACCGCAAACCATTCCTCCCGGTGAGCTTTATGATAGAATCGTTCGTCAGTCCATTCAAAAAGTGGACCGTCCGCCGATTGCCGGTTCCACTTGTTAAGTTCAGCCCAGAGAATATCGTGCAACTGATGCTTTGTGGGTGCCGTACACGGGACCTTGGGAAATGGCCGGGAATACATAAACCACTTGATTACCCAGGATTCAACTGCCGATTTACCAATACCATGACCGCTGCGAACCGACGTAAGCTGCTTAGATGCGCAGCTTTCCAAAATTGGCCCCTGGTTTTCATCTGGTGTAACTCCAACAACTTCTTTTACATAGTCAATGGGATGATCCCCATAGTAACGAATTACATGAGGCTCAAGTAAAATTGGCGTTACCGAAATCATCGGTTAGCCCACGCTTCCTGTACACGTTTAGCATGATCTTTGGCTGCTGCATCACTTTCGCCGCCCTTATTTGCAGATTCAATACTATGTTTTAGAGCAAGTTGTCTTGTTTTCTTATCTTGAACCCTGGTAAGAGCTTCTTCCAGCTTCAGGATATCATCAATAGCCCGATATTCGGTTTCGGTTATTTCAGTAATAACCATTTTGGATTGATCAACTGTTACAATTTTAGTCTCGCCGGTAACTTCATGAGTAACCGGGATAGCAACTTTCTCTTTGACAAGTTCTTGAAGCACTTTGCGTTCTTTTTCAGTTAACCCATTCATCAATCGCCGAATCCGCTCCATCATCCGGCGCTCGCGGATAGAAATCAGCCGAATATCTTCTTCGACCTGAGCAAGTGTGTCTGTGTTTATTGCACCGCATAGCGCCTGTTCCTCTTTCGTTAGGCAATCAAACCATATAGACTCGTACTCGCCTGTTGTAACAGCCTTTTTATTACCAACTGGTC